TAAATTAGATAGAATTGTTCTTTCAATACTCATGAATATTTATTGCTCCCCTTCTGCCTCGTCATCATCACACTGTCCCAGAAACAGCTTTCTTGCGTAATAGTATCCATCCCAGTTGTCTACGCCAGCAGCATCTAGACAATCAAGAAAATCAGCAGCCCTTCTTAGACCTTCATATTCAGATTTTGCGATAGTTACAGTTTCTTCACTCATTGATTTCCTCCTGATCATCATAAACTAAACAAAACATCAAGTCAACTAAATATTATTGCCCATCACGATGCTACCAACATCCATGGGCTCTATACCTAATCGGAGGCACAGCATGGATATTTATCGTAAAACATGGATCAAACATAACGGTTCTATTCCAAAAGACCAGACGGTTCTTCTGTTGCTTCTGATCTAGTATCAAAAGGAAAACATCACTTACTCAAAAGAAATGATGGTTCTTCATTGACAAAGGACAGAGTAACAAACGGGACCAATCCGTTTTTGAAACAGTTTAGGAAAACTGTCAACTGCCCTCATTGCGGAAAAACAGGTGACAATAGCATCATGAAAAGATGGCACTTCGACAATTGTCGTTACAAAGATTCTTCGTCGTCATAGACGAGGGATCCTTCAGTGTCAAGTGAATACTTGCGTTTAATGAATGCAGCGAAGTCAGTCTCTTGGAACATTGTCATCCAAAATTCCTTACTGTCCACGATATCACCTGCTCGGAAGTTCTTTCCATCCACTTCCCCAGTTGCACGATCCACCTTGGCATACCAACCCACCTTTGGTTTAGCCACGTAACCGCCTTCGAGGGCAATATCGAGCAAACCGCTCCAACGATTAATGCCGCCCTCATAATTAACAGTAATTGGAATTTTAGACTTTTCACGTACGTAACGAGACTTCTCCACGTTGATAACAAAGTGGTAACCTGCAATTTCAGTGCCATCTTTATCCTGCTGTCTACCTAGAATCCAGATATTGTCTGCGCCGTAATAAGCACCAGTTCCACCACCAACAACTGCCTTGGGGAACATACCAATTTCCATGTAAGTATGATTAACTGCTACGAGAGGAATATCCTTCAACGTAAGGTGCGGAGTAATCATACGGAACAATGACTTCAGCTGCTTAGCACGAGACATATCCGCAACAGACTTTTCATTCATCGCATCTTCAACTTCTTTCTTAGAAGCAAGATTACCGATAGAATCAATAATGATTAGAACCTGATCGTCACGAGTAATTTCCTTCAACTGCTTCATGAGATCAAACTTCAGTTCTTCAACGTCAGTAATTGGCGTATGAACAACAGAGTCAAGAGGAATCTTAAACTTATTAAAGTATGACTGCGGAGTGCCAAACTCGGAATCGTAGAATAGAATAACTCCATCCGGATACTTCTTCAAATAGGCAGAAGCCAATAGCAAAGCAAATCCAGTCTTGAAGTGCTTCGATGGACCAGCCAACATTGTGAGTCCAGGAGTAATACCACCATCAATAGAGCCAGCGAGTGCTACGTTAATCATAGGCACCGAAGTCTGGATCATATCCTTCTTGGTATAAATCTTAGAGTCAGTTAATGTAGATGTATAATCTATAGTGCTATTCTTAATCAAACGCTCTTTCAGTGACATGTATCTCTCCGTATATATCATATCATTAGTATACTATGTATTTTTGTATAAGTCAACTCTTAATATATGCATCCATCTTTTTTATAAATGCATCAATGTTTTTTACTCGATCAGCCCCAGCCCATTTAATAATATCTTTGTCAGGATTCTTTTTTAGATTTAATAGAAGTGGCATAATCATCTTACGTAGACCCTCTAGTTTTACCGGTGTGCTGCCAATCTGGTCTTGTAATTCTAATTCTCCTGCTTTCAATTCATCTTCGGAGGTAAAGCCGAAGTCAAAGCTGAAATCATCATCGAAATCTGTCATGCGAAAAAGTCCTCTAATGTTGATCTTTGTTCTGTAGCCCAACCAATTACATCAGTAATAGAGTTAAGCGGCTCCAGAAATGATTTGTTGAATTGAGTCTCACGATCAATATACTTATCTAGAAACTCTAGTTCTTTAGGCAATTCGTCAGGAACTGCAATTACTGATTCTTGAAGAGGGTTAGGTGTTTTTAAGTAAGCAAATCTAATCTTATCGCCATCAGAAATTCTAGCAACATTCTTTAAGTTCTTCGTGTTAAGGAGATTATTGAATATCAATGCGCCCTTAACATGAATTGGCGTTCCTTTTTTATAGACGATAGACTTGTCGATATACTTATACATGCCTTTCACACCACGAGGAAAGGCAACATCCTCGAAAGGCAGCGTTACAAACTCTTCACGAAATTTAGAAATAAACTGAATCAATTCTTCTTGATTTCCGTTCATAATAATTCCTAGAGCTTTTTTAATGTTCTCTCGACACGCTTTTGGAGTGCTTGAACGTACCGCCTCAATACCTTGGAGCTTGAGCTTGGGTTCAGCATATTGTACGCCTTCAACATTCCAAGCGTTGAGGATATACATTTTCTTGCCACGCCAAATACCTTTGTTCGCAATTGTTTCCCTCTTCATTTTCATTTTTTGTTGATAAGCGTTCATATACTCTGCAAGTTCTTTATAACACTCATCAAGATATGGTTGAATCTTCTTCTCACAGAATTGATCAATTGCTGCTACAATTTTCAATTCATCATTAGTATCTAGGTGCGCTACCAAAGCATCCATTTCAACATAGATAGAATCTGTGTCGGATGCAATAACAAAATCTATATCTTTTACGTTATGATTATTAAGAAGTTTATTCATAAACAGGTTCATCTTCTTTTCGATCCAACGAATAGAAAGCTGACCTGACATGGTAATTGCTTCAGAGTGATCAAAACTGAACCAACGGAAGAACTGATTAGCCAACGCACCGTAAGCTGAGTTTAGCTGAATTTTTTTGGCCATTTGCATGTTGTGATAGCGAGCAACTAATTTCTCGTCCTCCGAGTTAGGATTATTCTCATAACGCTGCTTTGCTTCAATCATCAACTTCTTATATTTGGTGCGGTCATTATACATGCGCTCCATCAATGCAGGTAAGAAACCTTGTTCGTCTTTGCGATACAAACAACCATTAGCTGCATGAGAATATTCTTTATTGAATTTATCAATTTCAAAAGTTCCACGCAATAATTCATCAACGGAAGGAAACGGAACTTTGGTCATGAATGTTTCTGGGCTGATATTATACTGCATAATCAAATGCGGATATAGACTATTCAAGTCAAAAGAAACAACCCATTTACTTAATCCAATCTTTGGTTCCTTAACGTGACCCCCGATTAGAGATCCTTCCATAATCTGTCGCTTTAATGGAGGAATGACAACATTTTTCTCCAGAAGATAATTATGAATAATAATATCCCATGGCCGCACAGTTGTCATAACGTCAGGATAATTAACCTTGGCGTCATAAGACAATGCCATGGTTTGTTCAAGAAACTTTAACTTATCTTCTAGACGATCAACAAGAACACAATCGTGAATATTATATTCAATAAACTTTTGGTAGTTATTTTTGTAGAGCTCAAGAAGGTTACCATATTCCGAGTAGTCAATCTTCTTTTCGCCAAGTTCAACCTGAGCAATAAAGTCCAGTTTATATGACTCTTGGTTACCAAACATAAATTTGCGATATAATTGGTAATAATCAAGAACGGATATTCCAGCAGGATTATAAGACTGGTTTTCCTTCCCTCTGAACTCGACAATCTTTTCATCGAGAATACGCCATGGCGATAGGCGTTTAGCTTCTCTTTCATTAAAGAGATTTTTAATACGATTAACAGTATACGGAATATCAAAGAACTCAATATTCCATCCCGTGATGACATCTAGGTCTAATCCTTCCCAGCATTCTAGGAACTTTTGTATAAGTTCGTATTCGTCCTTACACTTTAGATAGAAAGTGTTATCATCATCAGTGTGAAAATCTCCGCAACCAAAAACATAATTACGGCTGCGACTTCGCAAGGTAATAGCAGTAATTGGTTTATCGGCTCTCTGAATATCAGGAAATCCCTCGTCGGCAGCACACTCAATATCAATAGTAGCAATATTAACAAGTTTTGGATCATAATCGATATCGCCTTTAAAGGTATCAAAGATATACAGATATGGGAATGTTGTTAGACCATAGATTTCCATATTAGAAACCTGATCATAACGATTAATAAAATCTCTGGCTTCGGTGATTGAATCAAATTCTAATTTTTCAACTGGCTTACCATCAAGAGTCTTATATTTACCGCCATTCTTTGTGATAAACAAATACGGTTTATAATTTACAACATCAGTATATCTTAAACCTTTATCAAATCCTCGCACATACATGCGATTTCCACGTTGAAACACATTCGTATAAAACATCAAACCTCCAATAAGCGCAATCCGGACTTAATTGTCCCACAGATGCAACATATATTATAATATAAAAAGCTGAGGGAGTCAATCCCTCAGCGGTACTTTTCCATCTAACAGATCAACAATTTCTTGACCTGATAGAGTCTCGTATTCAAGCAATCCCTTTGCTAGCGTATCAAGCTGCTTTCTATGCTTCTTAAGAATAGACATAGCAGTATAATATGCATCATCAAGAATACTTCTTACTTCATCGTCAATTTGTTTCTGAGTTTGTTCAGCAACCTTTGGACCATGAAATACATCTGAGTTTGGATCAGTGTATGCTACTTTACCAAGATGCTTAGAGAAACCAAACTGTGTGACCATAGCACGAGCAATTCTTGATGCTTGCTGAATATCAGCAGCTGCACCAGAAGTTACATTGTCATCGCCGAAAACTAATTCTTCAGCTGCACGTCCACCCATTGCCATTGCTAAATGAGCAATCATTTCTTTACGAGACTGCGAGATTTGATCACGTTCTGGCAGAGACTGAACCATGCCCAAAGCACGACCACGTGGAATGATTGTTGCCTTATGAATCGGAACAGAACCTTCCATCTTAAGAGATACAAGAGCATGTCCACCTTCATGATAGGCAGTCATCTTCTTTTCTTCTTCAGACATAACAAGAGTGCGACGTTCTGCTCCCATAAGAATCTTATCACGAGCATCTTCAAATTCTAGAGCAGTAACAATTCGCTTTGAACGTCGTGCTGCTAGTAGTGCTGCTTCATTGATAAGATTTGCTAGATCAGCGCCAGAGAAACCTGGAGTGCCACGAGCAATTACTTTAAGATCGACATCCGCCCCCAAAGGAACATTACGAGAGTGGACTTTAAGAATTTTCTCACGTCCTGTAATGTCCGGGTTGGATACAGTAATCTGTCGATCAAAACGGCCAGGACGAAGAAGGGCAGGATCAAGCACATCCACACGGTTTGTGGCTGCAACAATAATGATACCTTCGTTGTCATTGAATCCATCCATTTCAACAAGTAGAGAGTTAAGCGTTTGTTCACGTTCATCATTACCACCATTCATTCCTGAATTACGATTACGACCAACAGCGTCAATTTCGTCGATAAAGATAATACATGGAGCATTTTTCTTTGCCTGTTCAAACATATCACGCACACGAGATGCGCCGACGCCAACAAACATTTCAACGAAATCAGAACCAGATAGGTGAAAGAATGGAACGCCTGCCTCGCCTGCTACTGCCTTAGCAAGTAGAGTCTTACCAGTTCCTGGAGGTCCAACAAGTAGAACGCCCTTTGGAATCTTACCACCAAGGCGTTCGAACTTAGTAGGATCTTCAAGAAACTCTACAACTTCCTGTAGATCTTCCTTTGCTTCATCAACGCCAGCAACATCTTCAAATGTTATTTTGATGTCTTCTGGATCGAGAAGTTTTGCTTTAGACTTACCCATTCCCATTGCGCCGCCCATTCCACGACCAGCACCACGACGAGAAATCCAAAGCCAAAGAGCAAAGAATAGAAGAATTGGAGCAAGATTGATAAACAAATTAGTAAAGAATCCACCTTCGTTTGGTGGTTCTGCATTAATTTGAATTTTCTTATTATCTATTTTCTGTAAGAATGTACTTACAGAAGGAACGTAAGTATTAAACTGTCTGTTATCAATAAAATGTCCAGTAACTTCGTTGCCCGAAATAGTCAAATCGTGCACTCGATTCTCGTCAAGTTGAGCAACGAGCTCGCTGAAACTAATTTGTCTTGAGTGAGTTCTTGTAGATGCTGTATCATTCCAGATAGCAAACATCGTCAACGATGCTAAGATCACGAGAACCCAAGGAGTTAGCTTTCTCCAATCCATGATATTACCTTTCTACTATATAACCGCAATTAATTATATAGTGTTCCTTAATATAAGTCAAATTATTCAACTCGAGCAGCTTGGAAATGCATCCCGTCTGGTCTTGACCATGGCCCTCCCCAAACCCAACCTTCTTCTTTAAATGCTTTGACAATTAGAGAGTTCTCTGTGAAAGAATACTTATTGTATCCTGGTTTCTTACCAAGCATATTATAAGGCGCTGCTATGTCAATAGCAAGTCCATAAGCATGTGTAGATAGAGAATGGCCGCCACGCATGTTACGAATATTCCACGATCCAGAGAAAATGTGTAGCTGTTGAGCTTTAATCTTATCGTAGTCTCTACCATTCTCGTCCCACACATACGTAAGAACACGAACAAGAGAGTCAGAACAAATCTTATTCATCCAGGTCTTAGTAATTTTAATATCATCCATCCACATAGTGTATGGTAGATTAACCTGAACCATGTGTTTCTTAAAGGTTCCGCCATAATCAGGAACACCAAATTTCTTGCGTAGTTCTGATTGTAGAGGCCAGACGTTTTTCTTGAGTTTAGATACGGTAGGAACGTTCGCTTCTTTGACGGTGTTAGTAACTGTTACGAACTTTGTTTCATCTGCTTCTTTTACTGCAACATCGGTAGTGTATAATTTACCGTCATGAATAAATGTTTCTTTGCCAGCTTTCCTCGCAGCAGCAAATGCTTCTTTGAATGTAGCCATAATATTCTCCTAATAATGAAAGGGAGAGCCGAAGCTCTCCCTTATTTAGAAGTTATTTGATGTCTACTTTCTTCGGCTTCTTTTCCTCAGGAACAACGTTCTCTAGGAAGATCTTTAGCATACCATTAACATATTCAGCGTTCTTCACTTCAACAGTATCAGCAAGAGTAAACTTGCGAGTAAACACTCTATCTGCTATACCTTTAAAAAGATACTGAACAGGATTATCGATAGGATCGATCTCATCGACAGTAAATCCACCCTTTACTACAAGAGTGTTGTTTGCTAATTCAATGTCGAGATTATGCTTACCGAAACCAGCCAATGCGAGTTCAATAGTATAGTTGTTGTCATCCACCTTTACAATATTATATGGAGGCCAGTGGGTTGCTTTTGCGTAGGTTTCTTGGGCGGTAGCTAAGTTCTTTAGCATGCGATCGGCGCCAACAAACCACTTATCGATATTACCTGTGTTGAATGAAAATACATCATTAGTCATTTTTATTCTCCTATTAAGCGAGTTTACTTTTGTATCCCTTACGGCGATACTTTACATAATATAATATACATTGCACAAAAAGTCAAGGGTTATTTGCGCATATATTCACCACCATTCCATGTTCGACCTTCTGGCCAATACTGATGGCCATCTTTTGGCCAATTGTAAGGATTTTCTTTTACGTTAGGCGGTTCGATGTTATCATAATCTTCATGACGAATTCTATCTTTATAGTAATGTCTATAACGTCTATGATCCATTTTTCTTCCAGGTTTATCGCTTGATGCGCAAGTAATACCAAACCCTGGATGTTTTCTATAAGATCTACTCATAAGACACCTCCTAATGAAGTTTCTTGCCGAATGTTTCTTTTGCAACCACATATACTGACATATTATATCTGTCCATAATAAAGATGGGAGTCATGTTAGCCGCTTTATATTCATCAGCAGCCTTTAAAACTGTTCTAATACCAGATTCTTCGTCTTCGGGAATATATTGAACTGCTTCTCTCATAACCTCTTCAGAAACTTGAATCATATTATCGAGATTAGGTTTTCTCATTATTATCTTTCTTAAAATAAGACATATACTGTGTGGCAGAATACATAAATGTTTTATAACTAAAAACTGTCAAATAAAATACGTTTCTATACCATTCATAAACTGGATTTCTTGCCAGTACATCCTTATCTTTTTCTTTTTTCTTCTTATGCTTTTTGTCTAATAATTGTTTATTATTTATAACAAACGCATAAAATTCCATGTTCTTTTCGACCATTTCTTCACCAACTATCAATAACTGTTCAGTTGGCATCAGCTTTTTCATTCTTTTGTAAAACTTTTTTCTTCTTTTTGCCGCATGATACTGATCTAACAGAATTTCATCCAGTTCATTCATATAATATCCATGGTAAAGATTGCTCTAATATAATGTTGTGGGTCGAACGGAATACGATTACGAGCAAACACAACAAAACCTAGATCATTGTCCTTCATAGCTTCTTTCATTGACTTGCCTGTAGTATATACATCGTCAACAACCAAACGCAATGGATGTCCTGGAGTAATATACTTTTCTAAAGCTAACGCCAGTTTAGTGCCGCCACGAGGAATACCGTAAACACTACCAAATCTAGTACGCTCATTGATGATCCTTGCTAAACAATCCCAGTCTGCATCAGATAATGCATCACATTCAATTTTCCAATTTAACTCATGACCAGCATGGGATATAAAGTTTCCTTCTTGAAATAGATTCATGTCATATACCTTACTGCTAATTTCTGTTCTACTAACCATTCATTGATATTCTGTTTATCCTTAACGATAATGCCAAGATATCTACCATATTTTTCTTGTTTATCTTTAACGGTTAGAAGAGTTATTGTCTTATCTTCTAGAAGAGTAATTAGTTCTGCTTTTAGTTTCCTGCCTTCAACAGTATTCATTTCCGGAGCGTTGATGCCTGCTAATCTAATTTTCATATTCATTTTAATGTGGAATCCAAGATCAACCTCGGCTTCTATAGTATCTCCATCTACAACTCTGGTGACTTTAGCCTGATACTCATACATTACTTTTTCTTTCTAAAGAGATACCATTGGAGTCTTATGAAACCAATGACTCTGTTTATATAGTCTGTCAGATAAACGTCACGCTTGTTATTGAGCAACCACAATCTATCATAGTCTGCCTGTAGAGCAGATATTAGATATGCAGCCTTGCGAGGAACAGACATACATTGAACATGATTGTTCTTTTCAATCCAGTCTGCTAACTCATGTAGTTGCTTGATTATTTCGTCGTGGTCATTCATCCACTCTCTCGCCTACTTCATTAACGTGGAAACCGGCACGGACTTCTAATTCATCCTGTGTTTGTTTATAGAACTTGAACACATGATTACAATACCATCTGTCCCAGTCTCCACCGTCAAACTTTTGTTCTTTCAAATATTCATCAAACAGTTTGTTATATTCTGCTTGAGTTATTGATTTCACAAATCAGCCTTCATCATTGTATCAGAACCAAAACGCATACGCTTCAATAGCATACTTGTTTCTGGTAGAATACGGTTCATAAAATATTCTGCGGTATTGTGTCTGTCCTTATCGTCAGTCATCTTTACATAATTCTCTTATTAGTTCGGCAATCTTCAAACAGTTTTCAGAGTTATACACATTAGACCAATATGCTTGATCTTCACCGTTTGTTGGTCGTTTGCTGAAATACTGTGACGTTGATTCTAACCATAATATTGCTTCAAACGCTGTCATTCTACAATCTCCTCATAACCACGATGCTTCGTAATAGATAGAACGATATTCATCCTTAGAATGTTCTTCAGTTAGCCAGTTTTTAGCCTTCGTGAATAGTTCTATATCACGAGCCTTCTGTTCCTCATGAGGATCGTATTCGTCTTTTTCCTCTGTGAAATAAGCCTTACCAAAGAAAAAACCTGTTACAAGTTCATCATAATGGCTATCATTCTCCCATACATTAATAATATAATCAAGGTCATCTTTATCTAGATCGATCTTCTGGCCATCATCAAATCCGGCAGCAAAGGCTTCAACGATAAATCCATGAAGGTTGACACGTTTATTCCAATAACCCATTTCAAGTAACACAGACGAAACAGGAAATCCATCGACCTTTTGTTCTTTGGAAAAAGAACACTTATTACCGTAGAGATACATATCAAGACCCATGTTTCAATCCTTTCTTGACTTCCTTTTCCGATACAACATTTCCGCAACTACAAAAGGATCTATTCCAGGAAAGTATCCTTTTTCTTGGAGATACTCAGCCTGTCTAATATACTCTATTTGCTCTCGGAAGTCAAGTTCTTTCCACGATTTCATCAAAACCTCGGAATACTAAATAGAAGTGTAGGTCGCAGGACGGGAATCCTCACCTACTCTAAACCTGATCGGAGGTCCAGCATGGATATTTATACTACAACCAACTACCGCAAAATCTGGGAACATTTCAACGGTCCTATTCCTAAAGACGAACAAGGAAGATCGTATGAAATCCATCACATCGACGGTAATCATTCCAATAATCATATAGATAATCTCCAGTGTGTTTCTATACAGGAACATTACGATATTCATTTTTCCCAGAACGACACATACGCTTGTTTGAGAATATCTCAAAAACTCAAAATGTCCCAACAAGAAATCTCTGACTTTGCCACCAAGTTGAATAACGAAAGATGGTCTGATCCCGAATACTATGCCAGAATGTTAGAAATCAATAACGCTCCTGAGATAAGAAAACTAAGGTCAGATAATCTAAAAAGACAATGGGATGATCCAGAGTTTCGTGATAACATGGTGGCCATTAGAAACTCTCCTGAATACTTGGAAGAAAGATCAAAGATAAGTTCAAAGGTTTGGTCCAATACTGCCAAAAGAGAAGCATTATCAAAGAAGCATAAAGAAACATGGTCTGACCCTAAAAAGAGACAAGAGCAGTCGGAAAGACGAAAGAAGTATTTCCAAACTGCTCCTGTGTTTCATTGCTCATGCTGTAATCGTGATATAAAAGGACAACACAACTGGAATCAACATCTAAACTCCAAACAACATCAGAACTCGTCTGGAGTTAGTGCCATCATTGTTTGTGATCCTTGACGAATCTTTTTCAGTAAGAAACTGGCTTCTGGCAAGACATTCTCCATAAAATAAGTTGCGGTAGTATGTCTTGCTTTGTCGTCGGTTGCCAAACAAATACGAATATGCGCCAATCCTAACAAAACCAATCCAAACATTTTCATATATGGATAACTTGCTGCACCAGCATCATTAGGATTCTTCATACCATTTGCTGCTAACCATTCAGTTGCTTGCTTTAGTTCGCTTACGGCTTGTGTCATTGGCTGAACGATATGGTTGATATCGTGTTCATAAGAACTTGTTAGGAATG